TTTTTTTCACTTGATTACGCGCTATTCCTCGCGCGGGTTATTCCTCTCCTCGGCTGTAGTGGACCTCGTACTTTCGAGCTTTCAAATCGTGGTACTGCTCATCGTACTCATTCTTCTCCACTAACTGCGCCCAGGTAGGGAATCCTGCATACAACTCGGCCGCTGAAATGTCGAGCTGTCGCATTTTTCTTATGTCATCCTTCTCGGCATGACTTTCCAATCTTCTTAACACATATCCCTCTGATAGATCCAACTTATACAACCCCGATTGATAAAGGCAGTAAAGATAATGATAGGTATGCCGATTTGATGCATATGTACCGTACGCATGACCTAGGCATGATGCCAATATATTCCATGGGTCGCGCGCTCTAGGTTCGCGCCCGAAAACCACTTTCAATAATATCTCTCTCATCGGTCTGTATGGTAGATAACGAGCCTGACGTGGCCCCTTCTCAGGGTTGAGGACGCAATAATGACGAAGAATAACACCACCTTTTTCCAATAAGCATCCATTCTTATGCGTTGAAATCAAAGAGTGGCCTGATCGCTGATCTCTCATTTCCATCCCAAAATATGTCTTCAACCACGCTGAGAAACAATGAATGTTCAACATCGTATGCAGTTCTGTCCATGGGATCACATACCAATGATCATCCCCATAGCACAAGAACGAAATCGTAGGGTTCTTCACTTTATATATGATATTATCCACCATACACTCATAAATCTCTTTCGCGTGCTGAGGGTTCAAATACGCTACATGAAGGCAAAAAAGGCAGAACAAAAACAACAGTATCCAAGAGTCCATATGCGAGGTATCAAGAACGCCCGAAGGCACACCTCCACACACCACCGCCCATACACCATTGACTATATGTGTCACACGCTGACACATTTCCTCAATCAGAGTTCGTGTAACTTTCTTTAACTTCTCATACAATGGATGGGTCTTATCATAATACAATAACCCTGATGAGAAGTAGATATTAACTAAAACATCACTAATAGATTGATCTATCTTCGTCAAATCCGCCTCATTAAGCTGCTTCGCGTTTGGATTATCATACAACCCTAGCATTTTCACAATAGCATCCATACCTCCCTTAGACCATGGCCGCCCTATCAGTATCCCCATTCCTAGCTCCTCCACCCGTCGCACAGTCGCAAACCGCTCAAGAATAATCTCCGGCAAATTAGGTATCACAAACGTACGCACCTTGTTACAGAACGCATCCCAATCCTCATCCTTAAATTGCTTTGATGTTGAAGTAAAGGTCTCCTCCTTCAACACTTGGTTATACGTAATGAGCAACGGTGTATCATGCACTAAGTAATC